GCGCCCAGTCTTCAATTACTGGAGTCGCGACCCACTATGCCGGTGGCGGTGGAGGAGGTGCCGACTACTGGCGTTCTGGTGCAACTTTTGGCACTGGCGGGTTGGGCGGTGGCGGTAGCAGTAGCGCGGGTAATGGAGGCATAAACAGCGGCGTTGGAAATCCTGGCACTGCAAATACCGGAGGCGGTGGAGGTGGAGGTTCAGGAACAAATGTGTCCGGTGGAGGCGCGAGTGGAGGCGCAGGCGGCTCTGGCGTAGTCATCATCTCCGCACCAAGTGCAGCAGTATCCACCACAGGGTCGCCTACTGTCACAACTAACGCAGGTCGTACGATCTACACATTTAATGCCAGCGGCACTATAACTTTTTAAAGGACAACATGGCTCACTTTGCTCAATTGGATGAAAATAATACAGTGATTCAAGTCATTGTGGTTCACAACAATGAAACTCTAGATAATGGTATAGAATCAGAAGCCAAAGGCGTAACATTCTGTCAATCTCTATTTCCTGGAACAAACTGGAAACAAACGTCCTACAATGCCAACATTCGCAAGAACTATGCTGGTATTGGGTTTGTTTATGACTCAACCAGGGACGCCTTCATTCCTCCCAAACCATATAGCAGCTGGGTGTTAAACGAAACCACCTGTACTTGGACAGCTCCAACACCTTACCCCACAGACGGTAATCGGTATACTTGGGATGAGACGCAACAGGTTTGGGTAGAAGTCCAAACACCATTATGAATTGGAACAACATATGCCAAATCTTTCGAACATAGTTTCACCAGGCAATGTACTTACCGCTTCCAGTTCAAATATACTTACTAACAAGACTATCAGTGGTAGCACTAACACAGTCACGAATATACCTCTATCTACAGGAGTGACAGGTACATTGCCTATAGTGAACGGTGGTACTGGAGTAACAACTAGTACTGGTTCAGGTAACAGTGTACTGTCTACTAGCCCCACATTGGTTACGCCAATTTTAGGCACGCCTCAGTCTGTTACTTTAACTAACGGAACTAATTTGCCGTTGTCAACGGGTGTCACAGGAACACTACCTATAGCAAATGGCGGCACTGGTGCTGTAACTCTTGCAGGTGCAAATATACCAGTTACGACTGTAGCAAATACATTTACTGGAACTCAAACCTTTAGTGGTAGTTCTAGCGCACTTACAATGATACTTAATAATGCAGCCGAAGTTTGCAACATCTCGGCAACTGCTGCCACAGGTACTATCAACTATGATGTAACTACACAGTCTGTATTGTACTATACCAGCAACGCTACAGCCAATTGGACTGTTAACTTTAGAGCTTCGTCTGGTACTAGTTTAAACACAATAATGTCTGTAGGACAAACTGTAACAATAGCTTTTATGGTAACTCAGGGAACCTCTGCATTTTTTAATAATGTTGTGCAAGTAGATGGTACTCCTGTAATACCTAAATGGCAGGGCGGTACAGCTCCAACTGCAGGCAACGTATCTAGTATAGACAGCTATACCTACACTATTATAAAAACTGGCAGTGAAGCATTTACAGTGTTAGCTGCTCAGACACAGTTCAAGTAGAATATTATGCCATTAATTAGTAGAAGAGGCGGTGCTGCTGCTCGTGGTTTTGGATTGTTTGGACGTCAAAGAGTACTCACAACTTTTACATTTCCAGCTGGAACCAGTAACTGGACAGCACCCGGTGGTGTAACTTCATTAGTCAGTGCAGTAGGTAAAGGTAGTGACGGAGTTAGTGACTACACTTATAGTGGCAGCATTTTGTGGTCTGTCGGCAATGTCCAGGCGTTGCCACTTGGAGAAATTAACTCCTCAGTTCCTCATGATTGGAGTGAGTGGTATAGTCCTGCACAATCTGCTGTAAACACAATGAATACTGGCTCTGGAATTAGCACCATAGCATTGAGATATTTTCCGTATAATAATTTTAGGATATATGCGGACGGTATTAATTATAGGCAGTACGCCGTTGGTGACACAGGCGCGCAAACATTCGATTATGTAAAAGGTTCTGCATCATTGCAGGTTAGCAATTGGCCATCTAGCGGTACAATTACACCTGCTGCTGTAGCTGGCGGATCTTTTATTAGTATTTTGTTTACTGGATTTGGGTATGGCTATTCTGGATCTGCTACCTCAGGCTTTGCTTTAAGTTTTTCTGGTGGTGGCTACTCTGGAGGTACTGGCACTCCTGCATCAAACACCACCTACAATAATGTTTCAGTAACACCTGGAACTACTTACACTATTGTTAACAATGGTGTCCTAACAATAACTTACTTTGTATAATTATGTATGCAAAAATAAAAGATAATGTAGTAATACAATTTCCGTATGGATTTGATGAATTGCAGTCTGAATTTGACAAAGTCTTAACGGGAAACATAGATATATTAAACACCTTTAAGCTTTCTAATGCATACTTAGATGGTTTTACAATCCACACTGTAACCCAGCAACAAAAGCCTTTGATGCATTCGGCAGGTGAAAAGCATATCTTGGCCGAATTGCCGGTATTAGTAAATGATCAATGGACACTTGTTTGGCAGGTAGAAGCAGTTCAGTATCCTACTGATGGAAAAACTTATAAATGGAACCCGACAAGTAGAGCTTGGGATGAGGAGTAAACATGGCAAATCTTTCCAATATTATTACACCTACCAATGTTCTAACAGCTAGTAGTACCAACACTCTTAGCAATAAAGTGATTAGTGGTACTAACAACACTATTACTAACGTTTCACTCACAACAAGTGTAACGGGCACACTACCAGTATCTAGTGGTGGCACTGGTGCCGCAACCTTTGCACTTAATAATATTTTGCTTGGTAACGGGACTGCAGCACTACAGGAGATTGCTCCTGGAACTTCTGGAAATGTACTCACAAGCAATGGAACTACATGGTCAAGTTCTGCTATTATAGATCCAGCTAAAGTTCCAACAACTGTAACAGCAAATAGCGCCGGTCCGTATCTTCCAGGAGTGGCTTACTCATGGAACATCACAAATCTTGATGACTACACAACGTACACGCTCAGCACAACAAACGGGACCATTACTCGGTCTGCTGCAACTTTGACATACACGCCCTCTAGCTCTGGCTCCGGTGGTTGGACAATCAACGGAAGAAATATAGCTATTTCAATTGCATCTATTATTGCCTTTATTTCAACGTCTAATGTCTCAAATAACGTATTTTTTGCAGGTGCAAATGATTCAAATTCCACTTACAATATAGGGTTATGGACTGCGAATACTAATTTAGGTGGTACTTATACTACGGTTGTTGCGCAGTACTCCCCATCTGGAACTAGAAATTGGATAAAAGTTTTTTATCATTCGACTGATTTTTTTAGAGGAGCAGGGGTAAAGCTGGCTAGTGATAACACTTTATTTGTTTCAATGAGTGATACTAGCAACACAAGAGCGTACATATTGAAGCTAGATACATCTGGAAATGTATCATGGTCTAAATATTTGGCTAGTTTTAGTGTTGAAGTCGGTGCAGTAGCAGTTGACACTTCTAACAATGTTATTTTTGGCGGATCTAGCGGTGGGTTAACAGCTATTGCAAAATACAACACCAGCGGCACTCAGCAATGGCAGTATAAATCCAGCGCAAATAGCGACTATATCTACGGAATAACTACCGACTCTAGCAACAACATCTTTTTTGTTACAGGAAATGGCTCAGATTGTAAAATTGTTAAGCTAAATTCGGCTGGTGCTGTTCAATGGGTTACTCGATTAACAAATACACAAATATATGGTTATAGTATTGCGCTAGACTCGGCTGGAAATGTGTATGTGACTGGACAGTATTTTTTAAGTGGCACTACATATTATGGCTTTGTGTGCAAATTAAATTCATCTGGCACACTGCAATGGCAACGCCATATGTTGAATCAAAAATTCGACGGATGTGCAGTTGATTCATCAGATAATGTGTATGCTTCTGGACAAGACTACCCAGGTGGTAGTCCTACTGGGTATCAAACAGTTGCCAAATGGAATGGTTCTGGTACTTTGCAATGGCAACGAACGGTTTATTATGGTGCAACAAACACATCAAATAATCGCATTTCAATTGCAGGTTCTGCGTTTTACTTAACTAACAGCGGATATGCTTCAGGTTCGTACATCTTGGGGCAAAACAAATTTCCTATCGATGGGTCAATCCCTTCTTTCAGTATTGGTTCTGCCGCTGGAACTTATGCTGCATCAAGCTATACCGAGTCCGCTGGGAGTATGAGCAACCCCGCTGGGACTTTGACGCTTGACGCATCTTCTTTAACTGAAACCACATCAACGCCAACGAATCAAGCGTTGACTTCTACTATTAATGCGAAACAGGCAACATAAATGAGCGCTTACATCAATACTATTACCGGCCAATATCCATTGTTCGAGGGAGATATACGGTTAGGAGATTTTAATATTGGGGAAGTTTTTGTACTTCCTGAAGGCTACGCTCTTGTGACAATCACAGATCCACCATTACATACAAAAAATCAATATGCGATTGAAGATATGCCAGTAAAAATAAATGAACAGTGGTTTAGCACTTGGACAGTTATTGATCTGACACTCGAGCAGATTGCGGAGCGAGATAGGCCGAGCATAGAAGTTGGCCAACCATTACCTATTCCTCAACCTGAGCCAGAACCATAACTAACAGATTTGAGGTACAAATGAGTGATGAGTTTTCCCTACTAAATCATAAAGTCGACGTAATGAACGAAGTTGTTACAGATATGAAAGCATCTCTCAAAGAGCTTACCTCAGCAATTACAAAATTGACATTAATTGAAGAACGTCAGTTAAATGCTGCGGCGGCTCTTGAAAGAGCATTTAAAACAATAGAGAACATAGATCATCGAGTTGGACAGCTCCAACACCTTACTTCACAGACGGTAATCGGTATACTTGGGATGAGACTCAACAGGTTTGGGTAGAAGTCTAAACTGTACGAAAAAATACCCAGCCCACAAAGCTGGGTATTTTTTCGCTTGACCAACACTTGCCTTCATGATATAATAGTACCAAAATCACAGAGCACGAAAAACTCGGCTCTATATAAATAGAGGAGTGCCCTATGGCTGGTCCGACAAAGTTAAATCTTAAAATATATCAAGGCAGTACCTTTCGTGAGACGATCCGTTGGGAAAGTGCCTTAAAAGTATACGCACCTATTACCAATATCTCAAAAACTGCACCCATGGTGGTCACTGCCGCTAGTCATGGAGTTCCAACAGGTTGGAGAGTAAAGATTAATGGTGCTATTGGCATGAAAGAAGCCAACACAGGTGACAATTATTTAATCACTAGTGAAGTTGCTGCCAACACAGCGACGTTTAACTCAGTCAATGCACTCAACTATACAACTTACACTGGCGGCGGTGTCTTGGAATATAATCAACCCGTCGACTTGACTGGCTACGCTGCACGAATGCAGATTCGTGAAAAAATCACCAGTGAGACTGTGTTAGAAAATCTTACCAGCAGCAACGGAAAAATAATAATAGACAATACCAACAAGAGTATTAGTTTAATTATTAGTGCCACCACCACTGCAGCCTATACTTGGAAAACCGGTATTTATTCTCTAGAATTGGAGAAGGACGGAGCGGTTATACCTTTGATATATGGCTCAGTAAGTGTTGAACCTGAGGTAACCAGATGAAGTTGAGTGTTGATATTAGAAACAGTATGATTTCACAGTATGAGACATACTTGGGAACCTCACCGACCATAGAGTTACGCACAGGACCGGCACCCGCGTCTACCACTGACTTAGATACTGGAACTCTCTTGGCCGTTATAGCACTGCCACTAGATTGGTTGAGTGCTCCTGTTAATGGTGCTGTATCACTGCAAGGATCTTGGATTGGTACTGCAACTTCCTCCGGTACAGCCACACACTATAGATTAAAAAATAGTAGTGGTATTACCCATGAACAAGGTTCGGTATCTATTACCGGAGGTGGTGGAGACTTAGAGTTAGACAACACCAATTTAGCATTGAATCAAATAGTTCAAGTAACAACTTGGACACGAACACAAGGAGGCCAATAAATGGCAGTAACTTACACAACAGCAGTAAAAAATGCTCGTCTTAATGCGGTAACGACTGCCATTGGCACTACCGGAGTACTAGAGATTGGTACCTCAGCTATGGGAACAGTATTAGCCACTATAAACCTAGCAAATCCGGCCGCCCCTGCGGCAGATAGCGGAGTATTAACATTTACTATGCCACAGAGCGATACAGCAGCGGATGCCACAGGCACTGCAGCAGCAGCTCGTATTCGTACTAGCAGTGGCGGTACCGACATTGTAACTGGTTTAACAGTGGGTACTAGCGGTACTGATATTGTCCTAGACAATATCAGCATCAATACAGGACAAACCATCACTATTACCAGTGCAACTATCACACACGCCTAAGGAGCTTGAACTATGTCAATGACCAACACGGCCGAAGCCAATTTCTTAGGCTTGCTATTTCAAAATATAAACTGGGCCAACATTGGAGACGCCACTGGCCTGAGAAATGCCTCAACAGCTGGCTCACTATTTATCAGCCTACACACAGCCGATCCAGGCGAGACAGGTACTCAAACTACCAATGAAACGACCTATACGTCGTATAGCCGAGTAGGTGTAGTAAGAAGTAACAGTGGATTTACGCTTACTGCACAGACTATTACCAACGCAGCTCTGGTACAGTTTCCACAGTGCACAGGCGGTACTTCAACAGTTACCCACTTTGGTATTGGCACAGACAGCTCAGGAGCCGGCAACTTGTTGTTAAAGGGTGCCCTAGCCTCACCTCTATCAGTTAGCAACGGTATTCAACCTCAATTTGCAGCAGCTGCTCTGAGTGTAACGGTTGATTAATTGTAATGTTTAATACTATAAGTGACATTGCCAACTCTTGGGATACCAATAGGGTATGGCGACAACACTGGCATAAAACTGCAAACCCACAGATATCGGCTGCAAGTGGTGGATTTTGGTTAGATCTTTCCATGGCAGCTGGTACGCCCAAGTACAATGCTTATGTAGGTGATCAGTTGGCATTTACTCCCTTAATAGGGGGTGGTAATAATGGTATTAACTGTGGTACCGGTGGAGACAGCTGGATACACAGATACAACTTGAGTGGTGGTGGTACTTCAACAGCAGCATGGCCTGCTGGAGTGGTTATGTTAATGGACTATGTAGGGTTCTATCCGCTCGTAGACATGGACAACATAGACGAACAGGTCTTTGACAACACTCTTTTGAGTTCTCGCTATAGCTCTGGTATGCGTTGTATGGTTGTTACAACGACCCCTCAAACAGCAGCTGCACCTACACAGGTCTTTTTAGAGTATGAGGGTAGTAATGGTGTAACCACAGTATCCAGTTTCTTTGTAAATTCTACATTTGCCGCAGGTGCCCTCAACTGTTTTTCTAGCGCTACCGGTGGCAATGTTTCTGGTGTTGCTGCTCCATTTGTACCTCTTGGTTTTGGTACTTTTGATGTAAAAAAATTAAATAGTGTAACAATAACTGGTTCCTCTGGTGGATTTTGTGCCTTTGTTTTAGTTAAACCAATTTTAGAAGCGATCATTGTGGATAACGCTACTCCATACGAGATCGAAGCGCCTCGAAATATGCTGCCCTACTACGTACCAAACGGAGCATATTTAAATCATATAGTGTGTGGTAATAGTGGTAGTGCAGCTACTGGTATTACCAGAGGTCATATAACATTTGTAAGGAGATAAAATGGGATTTGCAAGCTATGACGATCTGGTAAATCAGGTCACAACAAACAATAAAATCTGGCTACAGCCCTGGAATAAAATCTCTCCCACCACAATGGCTGCGGGGCGTTGGTATGATTTATTTTTAGGCAGCAGTGATCGCGGTCAAGGATACCACGGCAATCATGTTCGTAACTGGGGTTTTGATTCTATTGCCGAATGGACAGGTGTAGGTTCCGGGGGCTGGGCGTGGAATATTGCTGGTACCATGGTACATACTGCTGGTACTCCAGGGTCCTTATCCCAAACACCAGCAGCTACTATTATGGCTAGTACACCTTACACAATTATTGTAACTACCAGTGCCCTTTCAGGGTCGGGCGGTATCATTATTGATATTGGTGGTACAGCATCTTCTTCTATTACTACAGCTACTACTTCTACACTACAAGTCACCACGGGTGCATCACCTACACAGACTATAGCAATCACGGCGGCTAGTGGTCAAACGGTAACTGTAGATAACTTGATTGTTATTGCTGGTACTAGTAACGGTCAGTCTCCTCGATTCATGCCCTACGATAGTAGCATGCAGGGAAGTATTTGGCCAGGAGACTTAATTGGTGGCAGTGCGACCAAACACCTTCTCACCATGAGTGCACAAACAGCTGGTGCAACCACTGTACCTATTACACTGTTGTTAGTTGACCTATTGGGTAGTTACTCACGTATTGATGGTAATACAAATACCGCTATTACCCTAAACAATACTTTGACGCTACCACGTTATACAACAGGTACAGGTGTACTGGCATATTCCGTTGTAGCTCCTGCAGCAACAGGTACTGGTGCTCACAACGTATTAGCTACTTATACCAATCAAGCCAACGTAGGTACCAGAAGTCTACCTCAAACCGTAGCAGCCACAGTAAGTGCAGTAAACTCACATATTTACCACAGTGGAACAGCTGCCAACAACATTGGCCCATTTTTACCACTACAAGCTGGTGACACAGGTATTCGATCTGTACAAACTTGGCAACAAACCGCCGCCAATGGTACTGCAAATACCTTTACGAACTTGGTATTATGTAAGCCCATTATGGAACTTCAACTTACCACTCAGTTCTTATTGGCCGAACGTGATATGTTAAACCAGTTCCCTAGTTTACCACTGATACAAGAAGCAGCCGCCTCTTCAGGTGCTTGTTTAGGATTTTTGGCATATGCTGGTGCTGCTACGCCAGGTAATACTAACTTTTTTGGTGTTAACAGATACGCTTGGGGTGGTTAAATGGCTTTGCGTTTTAACGGTCAAAGCCCAACAACAGTAAACAGTTCTTTTTCTTCTTTTCCAAACAGGGTTATTGGTACAGTAACCGGCCTCACCTTACATACCGGGATGCAACCACTGTGGGGGGCTAGAAGAGCTGCATTAACCGCTTTTGGTGAACTGGCGGGTGTACCAGACGGCACTACTCATCCTATATCTTGGCAGATGCCTAACGCTGCTGGAAGGATCTCTTCTGGATACAATGCATCAACGTTTGTACCTACAGCACAAGGAACTCGCGGTTTGCCCACTTCTGGATCTGTAGGTATTACATTTGCTGTAGATCCCGCACAGCTTCAGTTGATTGTATCTACTGATGGCACAACGGGCATAACCTTTACACTAGAGGGCAATGCTAAGGCAGTATTAGATGCTATAGCCAATATACAGTTACAATTTACTGTTGAAGATGCCCAAATTGGAGCTAAAGCCGACACTGAGGGTACTTCTTCTATGGTGTTTACTGCAACTGCAACTCCAAAAGCATTGGGTAATATAGAGGGAAGCATTACACCATTTACCGAACTAAGTCCACAGAGCCTAGCACAAGCAGTTTGGTCCTATCAGCTGCCATAATACTCTTAGAGGTATAATATGACCACAGCAGCACAAAAACTGGTTGCACTATCTGGATTGACCGGTGTTAGTGCTGCAAATCACTTAATAGCAATAAGTACTGGTGGCACCACTGCAGGTTCTAGACTGTTGAGCAGGTCTGGAATTGCCAGTGGTACTGCTGCTGAACATTTAAACAGTATAGTAATTGGTGGTAGTAGAACCGGTACCTTAACAGTTGTAGAAACTGGCTTAGACCAATTTAATGCTACCAATATTACTGGTGCTGTTACCGGATATTTAAGCGGTACTGAGACTGGCACTGACAGTTTCCAGGGGCTAGTAAGATCTATAATATCTGGTACGATAACAGGCCAAGAAGTAGGTCAAGATACTGCACTAATAGTTAGTAAATCTATCAATCTTGGTATCCTTACCAGCCAAGAAATAGGCCAAGATACAGCAAATCTAGCAGCAAAACTGCTAGTACGTGGTACACTATTACCCACTGAACTGTCTGATATCGCACAGCTATTGGGTAAGTTATCTGTTAGTGGTACTCTAGCAGTCACAGAACTAACAGATACAATTCAAGCTATTGCCAAGATTTTAATTCGTGGTAACATAACAACTAGCGAATTAAGTTTAGATAGTGCCCAAGCAGTAGCTAAATTATTAGTAAGAGGTGCTCTGGTTGCCTCAGAGACTGGCAACGATGTAGCTCTTAGTGTAGCCAAGGTACTTGTTAACGGTACTTTGAGTGCCACAGAGTTTGGTGGCCAAGACGTATTCTCTAGTGGCGGCGTAGCAAAAATTGCTTATGGTACCGTTAATGCTCTAGAATCGGCAGACTATGGCTCAGTAATAGCAAAATTATTAGTCAATGGAACACTTGCCCCAACAGAGCTAACTACAGATCAAGCCGCCATACTGGCTAAATCTATAGTTACAGGTACGGTGGGCGTATCAGAGGCCCAAACAGACCAAGCTCAGATAGTAGCCAAAGCTATATTTAGGGGCCAACTGGCTGGTATAGAGCCAACTGTTGACATTGCCCAAGCACTGGCCAGGTCTATTGTTACAGGTTACTGGACCTCAACAGATTCTACAGATCAGGCAAGCAGTACTGGCAGAGTAGCCATAACAGGACTTGCTTCAGCACTTGAAAATCCAGATCAGTCCAATTTAATAGCTAAGTTACTGATTCGTGGTAACTTTAGTGCAACTGAAACAGAAACAGATAGTCTTCAGGGTCTTGCTAAATCAGTTATTTCTGGCTACTCTTCTACTACAGAGTTTGGTAGTGATTTTGCTCAATTTAGTGCTAAACTTTTACTAAAAGCGTCTTCTGTTAAATCAATAGATATAGCATATACTTCTATTGGTCAAACCAAAATAGCTGTACTAAGTAATGTAGTAATACCACTTAACGGATCTAGCACAGCTGTAAGAATAGCTATAAGCTCAAGGGTATCAGAAACCTACATAAGACAAGTAGAAGATGGCATAGTTATTAGTGCTTCCATACCTGAGCCCTTATTTATAACTGTTATATCTAAAGATAGTATAGTCTACCACGGAGTAGCCAGCGAGTTTATTATTACTCAAACTGTCGATGACATATTTGTCAGCACAGATAACGCAGTCCAAAATGTAACCGATGTTGGAGTAAAACAAGTAGTAATTACTGAACTATGATAGGAATATAACTATGCTAGAATTTGCAGCAAGCGGTATTTTAGGATCAATCTTCGGTGGGCTGTTTCGACTAGCCCCCGAAGTACTCAAGTTCTGGGACCGAAAGGATGACCGCAAACACGAACTGAGCATGTACGGCTTACAGATTGACTTGGAAAAGACCCGTGGTCAGGTCAAAATCGAAGAAAAGTACATTGACTATGGCATTGCAAATACTCAGGCTATTCAGAGCGCTTTTGAGAGTCAAGCCAAAGAGGCCTCTAACAGCTATCGTTGGGTAGCTGCACTGAGTGCCTTAGTCCGACCAATGGTGACTTATGTGTTATTTGGCATGTACGTGACATTTAAGGTAATCGTTATTTCTTACGCAATGCAAAATGGTGCCAACTGGATTGACATTGCAAACAAGCACTGGACACCAGACGACTTTGCAATGTTAAACATGATCCTGACATTCTGGTTCTTGGGCCGCAGTATTGAAAAGCGTAGTGGGTCATGACCCAAGA